GCTTTTTTTGAAAATTCAACTATTGTTTTACAAAACGGAGATACCATTGAGCAGACCTTTATTGCCATGAACGGCAAGTTTGAAAGCCTTATTGATAGTATCCGTAACGACATATCCGCAGAAGGTGGTAACATCCTTGTAAACTCTTCTTTCAGCCAGAATACAAACTATTGGACAGCTGCAAATAACGTTCATTTTATCAACGTAGGTGGAGAATATCTTTGGCTGGATGGTAGCTTCTATGTAGAAAAGGATCAAGTTGCCGATATTTATAATGACAACGGTCAAAACGTTCTGCGAATAAGGAACACGTATATCCTTCAGCAGAATGCTATAATGAATATCCCGGATCACACGGAAGAAGAGGAAAAGACGTATTCTTTCTCTTTGTTCTATAAGGTGCTCCGTCCCGGTTCTTGCGGTTTCGGTATTCCGGGAACCGAGTTGTATCACGAAGAGCAGCTACCGGAAAGCGACAGCTATCAAAAGCTGTCTAAGGTCGGGAAATGGAACGGGAAAGGTGATTTTGAACTGAGATTCACTGGTGAGATACTTATTTATGGTGTAGGGCTGTTTTCTGATGAGATTGCGGATGCTATTGTCAAGTTGCAGACACAGATCGACCAAACAGACGAATACATCAAACTGTTGGCGACAAAAGATTATGTAGATAGTGAGACGGGAGAAATCTATGTCCACTTTGACAGTCAGTTGCAGATTACCGCAGAACAGATGTCCGGTATATCTACGAAGGTGGATAATATCAACAATACGATAGAAAGTGCCGGGTGGATCACGCAGGCGGATGCAGTTTCTCTGTTTGCATCGAAAAATGATTTAAAAACACTTGAAACATCGGTTGCAAATCTGTCCGTGGAGTATGATCAGATATCTTCGGCCGTAGGAACAAATACTCAAGGCATAAAAGATGCAGCAGATTTAGCAAATAAAGCTTTTGAATGCGGTTTGTATTCACAGGAACAATATTCCCAAACAAATGATCCTTGGCAATCTTGGCCATCAGGTCAGGAATTTAAACACGTAGGAGCATTGTGGTATAATCCGTCGACAAAAATAACAAAGCGGTATATCGGTGTAAACGGAACGCAGTCATGGGAAACGGTTAACGACAATGCTGTATCGGCTGCATCTTTTGTCTTGCAAAATAAAGATAAATGGCGGGTTGTCGTTGCTAATTTTGATGCCGACGGTAATCCTACGGAAGAATCCGGAATAATGACGACCGCTTATGGTAATAATTTATATGCCAGGAAAGATAATATTATATCATCTATAAATCAATCTCCTGAAAGTATTACACTTGAAGCATCCAAGATAAATCTTAAAGGTGCAACTCAAATTGGAAATTTTAATATAGAAAATGGCTGGCTTAAATGCAATGCAAATCTTGATGGAAGCATAGGATACATTGTAATGAAGGGTACTAATACCGAAATCTCTTTTGGCCAAAACTTAATCCCAACGTCAACAGGTGGCGCATTTACTCTTTCTGCTTATATCAAAAATAGTCAAAGTAATTATTTGTATGACGACGGTCTACTTAACTGGGACCCGACAGGGAATAAAAACATTGGTTTGCAAATTGTCGCGGATAATTGCGATTATCCAATAGCTATACACAGTCAAGGCTTTAATTCGTTTACTGGTGGATTGTCTGTTGTCACATTCATTCCTAGAGCTGGTTATAATTGGAGCGAGCTTAAGTATAAAGACATCTTTGTTATTCAGGTTGATAGTGACGGTTATTTAACTTTGCCAACACTCAAGCAATTGCAAGATGCTCTAGTAAAGGGCGGTTACTATTCAAACGGTCTGGCTCTTTCCTACCAGGCGGTTGTCAAGTTTACTTTTATTCTTACAAGATATAGTTCAAAAGTTTATTTCAGAGGTGTATCAGGTATTCCCATAATAGGTACAGCTGGTTCGATATATGGCAGTGGTAATTATACTTATGGGCAATATGAAGCAACTCCTGGAACTATAGTGACTTTCTATTATTACAACAACAATTATTATATAGACAGTAACGCATTTTAATAACATAAAATAAATCATTATGAAACAAGTAAATTTCAAAGAGTTAAATGTAGAATATGGTGTAGATAAGTTTCAGAAGGCTGATTTGACACATGAAATTGGAGATGCGATAATCAAGAGCGCAGAATCCGTTCCGATGTATGATCTGGCACATATCATCTACCATTCAACGGGGGCAATAGAAATATCAGATAATGACTATCAACAGATGATGAAAATAATCTGTACGTCGTTTAAAATCATTATAGCAAAGGCTGTTGAAGCCGGAACGACAGAAGTGGAAACTAAAGATAAGGAGGAATAAGTTATGGCACTCGAACAAGTATCATCAGTGGTCAAGAGCACATACCTGAACAATGTGGTAGGTTACGAAGTGCAGTACAATATCACACAGGATGAAGGGGAAAACGTTAAGTCGGTAACGGGTACAGTCAAGAAGGCAGATGTTCGTTTCGGCTACATAATCATCAATGCAGACGGGACCAAGAATATATCATTTGACAAGTCTATACCGGATGCCGATAGCGAGGCTATATATACAGCGGCATTGGCGGATGCAAAATCAATTTTTGAACAGAGGAATAAAATAGATTAACACCTATGGCAGCAGGAGATATCATATTATCAGACGGGACAACGATCACGCCGGAAGACTTGCAGAAGATCGCGGCAGCGGTGGAGGATTTGATTGCGTCTACGGCGAAAGATCCGGGGCAGTACGAAGAGGTCAGTTCACTTACCGGTGTGTCCTCTCTTCCCGCCTTTCAAGTATTGGGTAGTACATACAAGCTTGTACGGGTGGCTCTGTCTGTCTTGAAGGGCGTAGACGGACGTGAAGTCTCTTTACAGGTAAATCAAGATAAAACCTATATCCAATGGCGTTATACAGACGGTAATTGGCAGAATCTTGTTGCTTTGTCCGATCTGAAAGGTACTGCCGGTGATACTCCTGTTTTCCGTACTGGCAGCACAGGCATTGAATGGAAGTACACCAGTGAAGAAGATACAGCTTATCGTGTACTTGTCCCTTACGATGATTTGAAGTTGAAGTTTTCCGATCTGACATCGGAACAGAAAGACGAGCTGAAATTGCATTTTTCTGATTTGACGGAAGAAGATAAGGCAGAATTGAAGGGTGAAAAGGGTGATATTGGTCCGCAAGGTCTTAGAGGAGAACAAGGGATTCAAGGAGAAACAGGCCCGCAGGGACCTATTGGCGAAACTGGTCCACAAGGCCCTGTTGGGCCTAAAGGCGAGCAGGGAGTAAAAGGCGATAAAGGAGATACGGGAAGTGGTTTTAAGGTACTTGGATATTTTAGCACGCAGGAAGAATTAGGGTCTACAATAGTTTCCCCACAAGCTGGTGATGCTTATGGAGTTGGTACAGGTACTCCGTACGACATTTATATTTATGATGCAATCAATTCTGTGTGGAAAAACAATGGTCCGCTTCAAGGTGCTCAGGGTCCAAAAGGTGACAAAGGTGATACCGGTCCTCAAGGACCTCAAGGTGAAAGAGGTGATATAGGTCCTCAAGGTTTGCAGGGTATTCAAGGCGATCCTGGCCCTCAAGGTCCTACGGGAGAACAGGGCCCGAAAGGCGATAAAGGAGATCGAGGTCCAGAAGGTCCGCAAGGCCCAGCAGGAGAAGATGCGGCTATTACGGTAGATGCTCCAAAGGACGGAAAGAACTACGGGCGTAACAATGGGGCGTGGTCAGAGATAGTGGCGAGCAACCAGTACCTTGACTTGACAACTTTATTCCCAAATGAAAGCGGTACATTATCAGATGAAGATTATCAAAAAATAGTTGATGCGTGGGAGAATAGGGTATCTTTAGCACGTGTTGGCGATGTGTATTTCTCTGTTAACATAACAAAAAATGAAGATTCATATGGGTTGTCTATCAATATGTCTGGACTCAATAGCTTTGAATTAAAAGCAAATTTAGTAGTAAGTGTAATGATGGTTTCCGTTTATATGAATGATAAAAAATATGTCATTGCCATGAATTACATAAATCTTGTTAATAACGGTACCGGTACAAAATACCTCTCCGACAACGGTCAA